CCACCGACCCGGTTGGCGGCACAACCTACATCCCCGCCCTTGATCGCGAACGCCTTGGCGAGCAGCTCCTGCGCGTCATCGACGCAATGGAAGACGGCAACTGGCGGACCCTGAGGGAGATAGCCAACCTGACAGACGACCCTGAGGCCAGCATATCAGCGCGGCTGCGTGACGTTCGGAAGCTGTACGGCATCGACGCCATGGAGAGCCGGCGCCGTCCGTCAGTGGATGCCAGGCGGGGTGTCTGGGAATACCGGACGCATTTGATGAACCAGAAAGAGCATTAGGAGTGAGACGATGAGCAAAATTATTCTCGAATTTGATGGCGATACGGAGATGAAGGAAGCGCAAGACGCAATGAATGTCCGTTTCATGCGTAGCGCCATGATTGAGTTCCATAAATTTTTGCGTCGCCACTACAAACACGGTGATTCTGACGATCCAAAAACAGAAATTGCTATGGAATTTAATACCGAATTTTTTCGTTGTTTGAAACAATACGGCATAGAGGATGTGTACTGATGAGCGATTTTGAACCAAAGCCTGCCCCGAACAAGCGCGCACAAGTTTTCAGGGGTGCCCGTGAACGCATCGTAAAAACAGATGCCGTTGTTCACAAGACCAAAGAGCAATTGCTCACCGAGCAGCGCCAGCACGCCAATACAAGGCACTCGCGCGACCTTCTCGCCTCGGTCATATCAGATCCGGTTCACAAGGCATTTCTTGACAGCCTGTACAGACAAGTCGGAGCCATGATGGCAGACGCAGCTTTAGAGCAAATGAAAGAAACGCTGGAAGGCCGTGACGTAGGCGCTGCCGTAATCGAAAGAATGCGGTATTACGCTCGTGAGGCCGGAGATGACATTTCGGATAATGTGCTTGGTGCATTTCTGCCCCGCGCCGAGGTGGATACGTCTGCTCGCGAGTTTTATGACGAAGCCCAAACTGTTATTGAGTCGCGTATTGTCTTGCCCCGCGTCGAGGTACGGTACGCCCGCGCCTTTAACCGGGGGTTCAAATGAGCCGATGAGGGGCTTGCAAACACATGACATTTAGTAAAGAGTGGGCGGGCGGAAGAGGTTGTGGCGACCTCGATTCCGCCCATAGCAACGAGCCGTCAGAGGACTCATCACATGATACTACCATATACTAGCATTCCCCGTTGTCGCAACACTAAATCAGGTGTGGCGCAATGACCAAATTTACACAGACGAACGAGTACGCACAGCGACGAGCAATGCGGGAGTGCATCCGCAAGGCATCCGGCCTGACCAAATCAGAGCGGGACATCCTATGCCACGTCACAAACCTCTGGTATCATCACCGGAATGGCGCGGGGGTCATATACCCAGGCCGCAAGGCCGTTGCCAAGAAGTGCCGGTGCAGTGTTGCGACCGTAAAGAGGGCGCTAACCAAGTTCCGAAAAATGGGTTTCGTCCATCCCGTCAAATACGCCAAAGGGGGGTCAAAAGCGACTCGCTACACGGTCGATATTGTGGCCATTCTGATGACGCTGGATGGCTATTTATTGAGCATGAAAGGCGGCATTCCGACCCTGATTGGAGAACAAACCAGAACAACGGTTGAACCTATTGATTTGGCTGTGTTTTCTGGGAAAAATGACCCGCTTTGGCCAAATTCGGAACCGGGTCAAAATGACCCACGGATAATAAATATGTGCAGAGTGGAGAAAAACCTTAACCAAGAAGAAGTTTGTGTTGTGATTCCATTCCCTAAAGCGGGAGTTCGGAATGTTTGATGGCATGGCAGAACCACGTGAACTCAGACCTCATCAATCGAACGCAATTCAGATGCTCAGGCAATCTCTTGGCCAAGGCTTTACCAAGGTTGTCCTTCAAGCACCTACGGGATTTGGCAAAAGCATTACTGCGGCAAAGATTATCGAAAGCGCATTGTCGAAGGGCAAGCGTGTTATGTTCACGGTGCCTCGCCTGACATTGGTGGATCAGACCGTTCTGGAATTTGAACGCGAGGGCATTAACCACATCGGTGTCATTCAGTCGAATCACCCGCGCACGGATGCGACTGCGCCTGTGCAGGTTGCCACGGTTCAGACGCTGGGCAGGCAGGAAATAGGCTCAAGGCCGTTTGACATCGTGATCCAGGATGAGTGTCACATCCATGCGAAGATTATTCCGCAGCTCATGGACGCATGGCCAAAGACGGTATTCATCGGACTGTCAGCAACGCCGTGGGCAAGGGGCATGGGTTTGATATGGCAGGATCTGAAAGTTGCCAGCACGATTCCCGATTTGATTGAGCAAGGCTATCTGTCGAAGTTCCACGCCTATGCGCCGGATGACCCGGACTTGAAGGGAATCAAGGTTGCGCGCGGGGATTATGTTGAAGGGCAACTGGCAACTGAAATGTCAAAGCCTGCGCTTGTCGGGTCTGTCGTCAACACATGGCTGGAAAAGGGCGAGGGCCGGCCAACGCTGGTGTTTGGCGTGAACTGTGCCCATGCCCAGGTTCTGCAAGAGCAGTTCAACCGGGCGGGTGTATCGGCTGGTTACTGTGACGCGCACACCGACCGCGTGGAGCGTCATTTGCTGGCGAAGCAGTTCCGGGAGGGTGACATCAAGCTGGTGTGTTCCGTGCGAACGCTGACCACTGGTGTTGACTGGCCTGTGTCCTGCATTGTGGATGCCGCGCCGACGAAATCGGAAATCCTGCACGTCCAGAAAATCGGCAGGGGCCTTCGGATCAATCCAGGCACAGAAGACTGCCTGATTCTCGATCACGCGGGCAATTCGCTCCGCCTTGGCCTTGTCACCAGCATTTACCATGACACGCTGGACAAAACCAAGTCGGGCGAAAAGCAGAAATCCGAAACTACGGCGAAACTGCCAAAGCCATGCAGCAAGTGCGAGACCTTGCATCTTGGCCTGATTTGCCCAGCCTGCGGTCATGAGCGCAAACCCATTCCTGGAATTGAGACCGTGGACGGTGAACTGATCGAGATCACGGACAAGAAGCGCGTGTTCACGATGGCTGAGAAGCAGGAATTTTGGTCAATGGCGCTCTGGCTTGACGATGACCGCCAGAAAGGCGGCAAGCTGGCAAAAGGGCTCTACAAGGGCAAGTTTGGTGTCTGGCCACAGGGCCTGACCTATGACCGGATGAAGCCGGATTTTTCATTCTGGAATTATGAAAAGTCGAGTCGCATTCGATATGCGAAGCGCATGGCGAAATTGAACAAATAATCACAACAAACTGGGGGCTGACATGAGCACATACCACTCAAGAACAATCGATGCGGCAAAAGGAAAGTGGCGCGGAATCCTGATGTCTATTGGTATTCCGGGCGAATGCCTGAACAATAAACACGGGCCTTGCCCGCTCTGTGATGGAACGGATCGGTTCCGGTGGGACAACCAGGACGGCAAGGGCAGCTACATCTGCGGGCAGTGCGGCGCAGGCTGGGGAATGGATTTGGCGATGAAATTCACGGGCAAGACCTTTCCTGAGATCGCTTCTGAAATCGATATGCTGCTTGGCAACAAGAAGTTCGAGCCAGATCAGGTTCGCCCACCCATGTCTGAGGATGACAGGCTGTCTGCGCTTCGGGCGGTATCAGCGCAAAGCGTGAAGCTGACGCAATCCACACTTGGCCATGCGTATTTTGTGAGCCGGGGCATTGGTGAGATTGCTTATCCCAAATCCCTGCGGTTTGTTCCTGCCCTGCGTGACGGTGAGGGCGGTGTGCGGCCCTGTGTGCTTGCTACAGTGCAAGGGCCGGATGGCGAGAACGTGACATTGCACAGGACGTTCCTGCGCGCTGACGGGCTTGCAAAGGCCGATATGCCGTCACCTCGCAAGCTGATGCCGGGACCAATCCCGGACGGCTCCTGCGTGGCCCTGTCGGATTACACGGGCGGGCCGCTCGGTATCGCTGAGGGAATCGAAACCGCCATGAGTGCCAGTCGGCTATATGACCTGCCTGTATGGGCTGCGATCAATGCCGGAATGATGGAGAAATGGAACCCGCCAGAGGGGTGTGATGAGGTTGCTGTGTTTGGCGATCATGATGCGAAGTTTGGCGGGCAGGCTGCTGCTTACCGTCTGGCACATCGGCTGGCCGTCAAGGGATTGAGCGTTACGGTGCATATCCCTCAGATTGAGGGGCATGATTGGAATGATGCGCTTTTGCTGGCCCGGCCACTGGAGGAAGCCGCATGACCCGCCACGCAAACAGATCCCTCGAAGCCAGCCGCAACATGGCCGCCGAGATCAGGGCGCTGCATGATCAGGGCCTCACTGGCAAAGCCATATCCGAGCGCGTTGGATGTTCAGGTGCGCATGTAAGCAAAACACTGTATCGATCTCGCATGGAGACGACGAACGTGCATGTATTCAGCAGCAAATGGACCCCAGCCGCAAAGCCGACTACGTGCCAGGAATGGGTGCGAACCCCTGACGGCCTGCGACCGTGCGGCGCTGACAAGCACAAGCTTGCTGGCGAACGGATGGGCCAGTGCCGGGAGCACTACGAGGCGCAGCGGCCTATGGCTGGGAAAATGCGGGGGGTGTCATGACCGACAACATCAAACCCTTCCGCCCCGGCATGGAACCCGCAACCGATATCGAGCGGGACATCCTGAGGCACGTGCAGCAGAAGATGGATGAGGCCAAGGCTGATGGGTTCAGCCCCACAGGTATAGCCTACGTGATGTTCCTTGAAGACGCGGCTGGCGGGCAATACACGCGGACGCATTGGGAATTGGAAAACGCCTGCGGTGTGCCGGGACAGGCAATCACGTTCGCCGCGGCGACGATGATGAGGGCAGGGCTGGGCGATGAGTGACACCTACACATGGAAACAGGTTCCCGAATCCGAACGCGAACGCCTGCGCGCCCGTGAAGCGGCCCAGCGTTCCGAGACACGCAACCGGGGCATGAGGGTCGAGCCCGTATCAGTCGAAGGCCTCTGGATGCTGCAACGCGGGATTTGCCATTGCCATGCCCGCTGCGGCCCCCTGAACCCTTTCGCAGAACCCTACGCCCCTGACCAGACCGTCATCGGCCACATCGACGGCAGGGACTACACGCAGGGCCACACCATCGACACGGTGCGGCTACAGCTTGCCAGTTGCAACGCCAATGATGCGAAACGGGAAGCAACCGAACGCGCCAGCCGGAAACGGGCGGCAATGGTCAGGGGCATGAAGCTGGTCAAGCCTGACGCTGAACAGCAGGAAGCCAAGCCCAATCGGAAAACCCAATGGGCGAAAAGGAAACTACCAACCAAGGCTGACAAGGCCAGGATCACAAGGGGGCTGACATGAAATTCCTATGCCGACACTTCGGACACGCATACCGAAAGAGCGTTCGCCGGGCCAACCACTGGTCAAGCAACACGCTTCACACCGAGACATGGAACACCTGCAAGCGATGCGGATTTGCGCACAAGGTCCATACGGATCGCATTGTTCACGCTGAAGATTCGATACGCTGCCGGTCTTGACCGAAACAGCGAACGCTCACATAACTGACAAAACTGGAGGCTGGGCAATGCTGAAACTTACACAAGACCAGAAAGACCTGATTGACCTGTCGGGTAAATTCATTGCCGGGCTTGCAGGATTTGTCCTTGCGGACAAGGTGTTCATGGACGGCTCCATCACTCCTGACTTCCTGCGTCCCCTAGCGGGTTGGCTCATCTGTGGCGGCGCGTTCCTCCTCGCATGGCGCCTTGTCCGCAAGTGATGTTTCACGTGAAACAATAGGTGCCTGATGGCCAAAGCGCCAGCGAAAGCAAAAAACAAGGGCGGCAGGCCAAGCAAGTTTGACACCATCGACATGGAGCAGGTCAGGCTACTGACGCTCGATGGCTGGGATGACCAGCGCATGGCCGATTTCTTCAAGATCACCAAGGCAACATGGAATAACTGGAAGAAGGCGCACGAGGAGTTTTTTGCCTCCTTAAAAGACTGGAAGCTGGAAGCGGACCATGAAGTCGAGATGCGCCTCTACAAGCGCGCCATTGGATACGTCCACCCAGAGGACAAGATTTTCGTTAATGACGGTACGCCGTTGATCGTTCCCACCGAGAAGCATTACCCGCCAGACACGACTGCCGCCATCTTCTGGCTGAAGAACCGCAAGCCTGCTGAGTGGCGCGACAAGCAGGACATAGACCTCAACGTCACCTCAGACATAGCGGAGATGCTCGATGCCCGCCGCAAGCGCGCCAAAGCCTCAAAGCCTGGATGAGTTGATCGCCGCTGATCTCGCGGAGTTTGAATTCGATCCCTATGGATTCGTCCTGTACGCCTTTCCATGGGGAGAACCGGGCACACCGCTTGAAGGCATTGAAGGCCCATACGACTGGCAACGTGACCAGCTTATCTCGATAGGTGAAGCATTGCAGGCCGGCCTGATGTCAGTCGATGAGGCGCTGGCCCATGTGGTACAGGAAGCCACGGCATCGGGTCACGGTATCGGCAAGTCGGCCCAGGTCTCGATGATAACCTGCTGGGCCATGTCTACCATGCCGCATTGCCGGATGATCATCACGGCAGGAACAGACACACAGCTCAAGACCAAGACCCAGCCTGAGATTGCCAAGTGGTTCAGGATGCTGATCTGCGCGCACTGGTTTGACATCCACGCAACCAAGATCAGCCACAAGCAGCACCCGACAAGCTGGCGATGTGACTTCATCCCATGGAGCGAGAAGAACCCGGAAGCATTCGCAGGCCTTCACAACAATGGTCGGCGCATTGTCGTGATTTTCGATGAGGCGTCACAGATTGCGGAGAACATCTTCGAAACCGTGATGGGCGCGCTGACGGACTCGGCAACACAGATCCTCTGGCTGCTCTACGGGAACCCGACACGCAACACAGGCTCATTCCGTGAGACGTTTGGCAAGATGCGCCACCGCTGGAACACGAGGCAGATCGACAGCCGGACAGTACCAGGCACCAACAAGGCGCTGCTCAACCAATGGGTAGAAGACTATGGCGAGGATTCAGACCTTGTGCGTGTCCGTGTCCGTGGCGTCTTCCCGCGCGCGTCCTCGCTCCAGTTCATCCCGAATGACCTTGTGCAGGAGGCCCGCAAGCGTAACGTGGAAAGCCTGTTCACTGATCCGGTTGTGCTGGGTGTTGACGTGGCCCGGTTCGGTGATGACCAGAGCGTGATAGCCCCGCGCAAGGGACGGGATGCCAAGTCACGCAAGTGGCGCCGGTTCCGCAACGTGGACACGATGACGCTGGCCTCCGAAGTAGCCAAGGCTGCACGAGAGGAAGAAGCGGACGCCATCTTCATCGACGGTGGTGGTTTGGGCGCTGGTGTTGTGGACCGTGTGCGCCAGCTTGACCTGCCAAGAGGGTGCCAGGTCTATGAAATCCATTTCGGCGGCAAGCCTGATGGCGGCTGGGTGACTGACGCTGATGAAGTCAGGGTGCGCAACAAGGCCACCGAGATGGCAGCGAAGACGCGCTCATGGCTCGCAGGTGG